AACATATAGTTACTAAAGTGCTCGCCGAGGTTTCCTCGGATGCGGTCAAAGAGGTCATCGTAATCTTCATCAATCATTATTATTGTCTGACTCTTCAATTATCTCCGCACTGTCAATCCGTTTCATTGCCTCCAAGCGCTCCTTGGCTGCCTTGAGGGTATCCTCGTAATCCTCTTGGGTAATCACTTTACGTTCCTCCGATATGCTAGTAGCTTCACCTCTAGTAGTCATAGTCTCTCTAAATGCGTTAGCCTTTGCTATAGATAGCTCCTTGAGGTCCCGGAAAGATACCTCCATCTCTGGGTCGTTCTCCAATCTGTCTCGTACTTTATCCACTAGATCCTCCTCCAAAGAACTCAGCTGCATATAGTTCTTCGCCGCGATTTTGCCGGCTACGTCCCGCAGTTGTCCTAAGTGGTCGGCGTAATCAACTAGCACTTGTATCACCGTAGAACGCTGTATATTGTACTTCTTGACGATCTGCGTCTGGCTCTTGCCAATGCTATACAGATACAATATCTCCGCGACTTTCATAGGATTGTGCCTAGATAGACTCTTGACCTTTTGTAACTCCTTGTCGGCGGCAATCTCCTTGATAGCTTCTTGTATGCTTGATTTAAGCTCGATTTCTTCTTCAGTGGGCTTTTGAGTCATAAATTTTTTTAAGGGCTGATATATGTATGTATATGTATGCTAGGCTACGCGTGTCTGACCACCCCCACCCTATCTTATTGAGACTGAGTCGCATTATCATTAATATTTATTGAGAATGAGTCTCATTTTGTAAACTGTCAAACTTTTTTTGTTATATATGAAAGATTTTTTTCTTTTTTTGAATAAAATATATTTAAGGGAATTATTTAGAGTTACTTATTGAGACTGAATCTCAGCACACAGCGAGACAAATTAATTAAAAAAAAGCTTGCAATTATTTTTATTGGCTCTTATAAAATGCATATTGTTCTTTAAAATTATAAATTGCTACTATGCTACAAAAAAATAAATATATGAAACTAACTAACAAACAAGCTATCAACAAACTATTAAACATTCTAAGAAAGAATGACTTAATATTTAAATCTACAAATCAAAAAATTGTGGATCATTTAGAAAACTATGAGCGTTGTGGATTAACTGTCACCAATGCAAACAATGATTCAGCGAAATTGTCATTTCAAATAGAACATCCAGATTATAACAATCTGGACATTGTAAACGATTATTCTCACTCGAGTGATTTAATAGAAAAGCAAATTGAAAATGCTCTCGATGAATGGGACGAAAAGTCAATAGATATAATATTGACTAAATAAAGATTAATTGAAGTATTGTCTCGACAATGCTTCTCTTTAGTTTTTACTAACCAATAAAAAATAAATATATGAAAATTACACTCACAACAAATGAAGTCGCAAATTACTTGCGACAAGATCAATACGCAAGTTATTCTTACAAGGGATCAATTGCCTTGTCGGAATACTTAGAAGAATTAGAAGAATCAATTGGCGAACCAATGGAATTGGATGTTGTTGCAATTCGATGCGACTTTACGGAACACGAAAGTCTTATTGATGCAGTACAGTCTTATTTTATGAATTATCGTGAAGAATTTGGTATTGAATACGAAAACCCATTGACAAATGAAATAGAAGAAAATTCAGTTACAGATTGCGATGGAAATTTTCACGATGAAGTCTTTGATTCAATTATTAAATACTTTGAAGAAAACACAACTTTAATTCAATTTGAAGGCGGTGTAATAATTCAAGACTTTTAAAGATTTATAGAAGCATTATTTTCTTGCAATAGATAATGCTTCAATTAAATTTTTATCAATTAACTATTAATTAACAATAAATAAATAAATTATGAAAAAATATATATATAAAAGAAAATTCGGACAATATGATGTGGAAGTAATTGCAAATCATATTATAATTGTAGGAAATACAAATTCAAATTTTGGTACTTTCTACAATTTTACTGATAGATTTGAAGCATTCAAAAAACATCCATTAGGAAAAAATAATGATTGGAGTCGTCCGCAAATCATTGCTATGGAATGGGAATATGGATTAACAGAATCAATTAAAGAATGGTTGTATAATCTAGTGAGAAAAGATAAGATCGAAACAAAAGAAGCATAAAATTATGAAATATTTTTTATTAAATTGCGTTGCAAGTGACTTTGAAAACGAAACATTTGCAAATTTTAACGAATGTTTACAAGACGAAATATTTAAAACAATGGTAAAAGAATTGAGTAAAAATATAACTCAATCTAATTTTAATCAAATTACTAAAAAGTTAATTGATTATGCAAACGAAAACCTTATTTAAAACAATATGAAAGACGATCTTAAACAATTAGTCCACGGCGGCGAGCAAACGCTTTTAAACGCTGTTTTTGTCTCATTGTGTAGCATTGGAGCAATCATTGCTTTGATAGTAATTTTAATAATCAAATAAACAATAACCAATAAAAGAAAGAAAAAAAAATGAAATTCGAATACTTAATTAAAAGAAAAACAGATAACAAGTTTTACAATGGTAAAGCTTATGGAGACGAAAGAGACTGGACAAATGAAAAGAGACAAGGTTTCGATGGAGCATTCTCTTATACTGAAAAAGGAGCATTTGCCAAAATATCAAAGTTTCCAATTATGTTTGCAAATTGTGAAGTAATCAAAGCGGTTTAAACACCGCTTTTTTTTTATGAAAAAAAGTCTTGCAATCTAAGAAGATTACGAAGTAAACTTCGCAACATCAGTAAAACAATCAAATATTAAATCAAATATATTAAACAATAAATATTATGGAAACAAAAAAACCAATACATAAACAAAAAACTTATTTAGTTACAGTCGCAGAAACTGTATCTAAAAAATATTATATCAAAGCTAATTCAGAAGAAGAAGCTGAAGAGAAAGTATTTAACCACGACATACTATTCGATCCAGATGAGGAAGAATGTGTAGAAAGAGAAATAGCTGATATAGAAATATACTAACCAATAAACCTATAAATATATGAAACAATCACAAAAACAAAAGTTCCGAAAGGAACTAACCGAGTTCGCTAAGAGCTACGAGACAAGACCTAACTATATTGACGCAGTAAGACGTGTTCAAGGACTCGAAGAATGGTATCGAGACCTAGACCGCCAAAATCTTACTGAAGAAGTTATAGACGCAATGGCACGCCATTATGAGAATCAAACCATCTCAGAGGGTAGAGTCTATATAAGTAATAATCTTAACTACAAGGAATAAAATGAATAATATATATATCGTTACATATACTGGTAATGGTTGGTCTAATGAAACCATAGAAGCCGTTACAAATGATCCAAAGCAATGGATTAAAGAACATAATGCACAAAGAGTTGCTGATGGTAATGATCCAGAATGCGAAAGCGATTTTGAGATCGAATCATACGAGCTTACTTTGTACAAATAAACACCTTAACCAAGAATAAATATGAAAAAGGAAACAAAACAAAATAAATACATTGTCAAATGGCAAGAGATTGTCACTTACGAAGTCGAGATTGAAGCCGATAACAAGGACGAAGCTCAATACTTAGCTCAAGAAAATTATGGCTACGATAACGAAGTTGATTGCGACTACTGGGAGGGATCAATGCAGATAGAACAAATAAAAAAATTAACCAAAAAATAATATGAGCGAAATATATATTAATACAGTCGAAGTACTGCAAAATGATTACTACAGTATATTTGCTGAATGCGAGATTACTTATAGTGAAATAGAAAACGCCGAAACTCACCCATATGGAGACGGATTCGCTACCCAACATTATAGTGAAATTGAAGTCGAAGATGTCGAAATCCTATGCTGGTATCGTGAATTCAATTGCGATCCAGAGATGGAACAATGGATACCAGAACATATGAAGTTTTATAGCGGCTCAGATGGATTAGATTACGAAACTAAACAAAAGATTATTAGAACCGCCGAAAGTTCAATAGATAGCAGTATATTACTATGAAGAAAACAAAAGAAAACCTCGCTCTCTTAGAGGGATTGCTAATTGGACTCGCTTCTGGTTTCGCAATCTTCTTAGTAATGCTACTTATTAGTCTCATCTAGACTAGTAGATACAATTAGCCTTAAAAACCACAAGCCACATATGCAACTCACTCGAAACGCAGTTGATCCACATCACATACAACGCCCGCATCTTATCGAGATGTTATGGCTTTCCGTTGCGACTTTCGCTACGCTACCTTTGGGACAATCGATGTCTTACCGATATCGCTCTTACCTAATTATACTCAATATAAAATACGTGTCAAGCACTAAATGTCTTGACTTACTATAACCAATTAATAATCAACGAAATAAAAATATGAAAATATATATAGTTGACGAAAGTCATACAGATGGTTGTCCATCAATTTATTCAGATGAACACTTTATGGAAATCGCCGAATCTCAAGGATTCGTTTATAGCATAGAGGGATTCCAAAAACAATGGAATGAAACTAAATTAGATGTAGATCAAGACTACCACTGGATAAGATTCTTATGAAATACACACACGCCGAAATTGAACCCAATGAACCCAGTTTAACTGAGTTCGTTGTAACCGAGAGCTACTACATCAAAGCTAGAACTCGTGAAGAAGCCTACCAGATGGTAGCAGATAATGATTTCAAATATGGAATCAGAAAACATAACGTAAACATAGAAGTAAATTTTTAAATATGAAACAAGATACAATACAATTCTACATCTATCCAGATGGAATCGCCGATTCTATGGGATCAGATGAACTCGTCCTAGTCCGTAACAAGCTAGGTTCTGTTGACTCTAAGTTCGTCTCGGACTTAATACAAGGTGACTACTACTGCGAACGCATACCAGCACCTTTGCCACCAAGGAACGCCGAAGATATACTACGCTTTATTGTAGAGAATGAACTAACCTTAACTTATGTTAAAGATAGGACTGACAAGACTGTAATGCTAGAGATTGGCAGAGGATCGAACATCATTTGCTCTACTGAATACGGCGAGGATTGTATCCGAAAAGCTATTGAACCCTTAATGGATTTAGAGGAACTATGATTGAACAAGACTCATCAGATGATACAAAAGAATCTCAAGACTTTGTAGTCGAAGCTTGGGAAAACAATATCGAAAGAATACAACGCAATGCTAAGATAATGAGAGAAGGTGCAAAGGCAGTAGAGATATATAAGAATCTTGGGCTGATGGCTACCGAAGGATATAACATTCGCCGAATTGACAAGATTCCTTAGTAGTGAACATTTGTTCACCTATCTCTCTCAAGCCCCTAAAAATAGGGGTTTTATTTTTTTGTTGACATCGATTTCGGTGTCTGTTATTATGATTTCATAATCTTAATAATGAGATTATGTACAAGGAAAAAATTATGGAATACCTAGCAAACAAATGGATGATTAACACAATCATCGACAACCACATCAACGAGGGCAAGTCAGCATCAGCTAACCAGCTCGCCGTTTATCACATCATATTAGAAATAATGATTTGGGGAATACACCCAAGTGATTGGACACATAAAATGACTCACGAAGAACGAGTCAAACAAATACTGGAACACGACAATGGAGAGTTCGTAACAAAAGATACAATCAATAACTATAAGTTGAAGTAACAAAAGTAAACTGACTGACACTCAGAGCTTGACAAGTCCTCTCATCCGTGGGAGGGCTTTTATTATGTCACATTTCTACTCAAGCTCAAAAACTCCACAGTTTCTAGAAGATGTCACTACGCCGCACCAAGCCCTCAAGAAAGGAAGAGCGTACCCATCTGTTACGACTGTACTCGGAATAGTTAAAGACGATTTCCTCGA